GTTAAATACCCTCTTTGTTCTTTGTTTATTATTAACAAGACTGTTTTATAAACTTGATCTACGTTTATGGCCATTATTTTTTATTTTTTATACTAAAAAGGCGGCCGAAACCGCCTATGTATAGTATTACTTGTTTTTATAGTTTTTTATCTATAGACTTGTAAATTTCTACTCCTTCATCTGTTTTTAAGAAAGCCGCAAACGCTGAGTAAGGGTTTTCGTCAAAAGGAACGTTCATTAATTTTCTACCAGTTGACGCCCATGCAAATGTGCGTTGGTCTTGTGATAGATTTATAATTCCAACTTCTTGCGCTCTAATAGCAAAGTTTCTTAGTTGCACATTTTCATCATTAGCTAGACTTATAAACAATGCTGGATTATTTCTAGCAAATAACAATAAATCTCTTTTAAGCTCTTTTGAACTCATAGAGTTTACAGCAGATCCTTTTTCAACTCTTAATATTGCTTCAGCATGATCTACGTCCATTGATCTAGCTGCGTTTAAAGCATCAATTTGTAAATCTAAAACGTCTAACTCGTCTTCTGCTTCTTCTACGGCACTAAACTCTTCGTAAATTTTGCCTTTTAAAGGATGATACAAAGACAATAACTTTTGCAAGTTTTGTAAATTTTTAGTAACTGTCAATGAGCCATTTAAAAATCTAATATGCCCCATTGTAACTTCGCCTTTTTGTTCATCAACAAGAGGTGAGTCTTGATTAGTAGCGTATCTTATTTCTCTTTGTTTTCCAGTTTTTTCATCAAAGTAAAGTAAAGCATGTTTTCTTGTATGCCTACCTGGTATTGTTAATGTTAAAGGTGACTTATTACCTTTTAAATAATACACTCTATCTTTAATCTCCCACTCTGGTTTTGTAGGTTTTACTGGAGTAGCAACTTTTGTTACCACTTCTTTTTGAGGTGCAACCTCAATAGCTTCTGCTTTAGCTTGTTTAGCCATAATATAATAAAATTAAATAGTTTATAAAAGTAATAATTACCCCCGTCAGTACAACGAGGGTAACAATTACATTAATGTTGAATCAATTAGATTCCTTTGAATAATACAAAGTTGTTAGCAGCTTGAGTTACTAAACATCTTTCAGATAGGAAGTTTACTTCCATAGCATCAAGAGTTGAAGTAAATGCACCACCAGCAGAACCAGTTAACCAAGACTTCATTCTTCTGTCGTCAGCCTGCGAAGCTCTATAACGTACGTGTAAGAATGGTCTACGGATATTAGTTCCTAATACTTGATCGTAAACTGTAGAAGTTCCAGCTGGTACTAATACACCTTCAATAGAATTGATACCTACAATACCACCTCTTGTAGAAGCGTCATTTAAGTATTTCCAATCTGTTTTGTAAAAGTCATAAGAACCTCTTCTAAATCCTGAGAATCCAAGATTTAAAGCCATTTCTTCAGAATTTTCAAATAATCCAAAAGCAGTACCTCCAGCAAATCCACCAGAAATAGAAGCTAACATATCGTCAAAATCAAGAGATGTTTGTCTCTGTAAGAATAACATGTTTTCTTCAATTGCTCCTTGAGTATCTAAATTTTTAAGAATAGCATCAAATTCGTCAAGTCCAGCAGCAGCAGTAAATCCTACTTCTACATTTCCACGAGTTTGAATAGCAGCAAATAAACCTTCAGTTCCTGGTAAAGCACCAACCGCTGGAGCACCACCACCTTGATTAAACTCACCTTCTACCATTGCCATTTCTAAGTGATCTTCAAAACGTAATCTTGTTTCAGATTCAGCTTTTAAATACCACAAGTATCCAGATGTTCCGTCTTCAGTTGCAACTTCAACCCATCCAATTTGAGCCATATCAGATCCGTTGATTACAAATTGATCACGAATAATGATTGGTGAATTAGAATATTGAGTAAAAGAAGGAGTTATAGAAACTCTTGTATTAGCAGCTTGTACACCAGCTCCAGCAGCAGCACCGCCTAAGTTTGTACCTTTTGCGTAAGCAGAACCATACACAAATACTTTAAGTGTTGGAATTGCACCAAGTGCAACCGGGGGAGCGCCTGCAGCAACAAAGCCCGCAGCAACTAATCCAGTTCCAACAAAAGGAGCAACTGTAAATGCACCAGCACCAGCGGTAGTATCACTAGCTGTTACTAAACATTTTTGTTCTGCACCAGTTACTGGATTTAACATAACTACTGTATCATTAATTGATACAACATTAGTTACATTAGCAGCTAAAGTAATAACGTTTGTATTACCAGCATCTGCAGCAATACCATAACCAGTATAAGATACGTGCAGTCTGTTTTGCTCTGACCAAATTACTTGATCACTTGTCATTGGCATTTCAGCGCCAACCATTCTTAAAAAACCTGATAACGTACGATTTCCGTAACGCTCTACTTCAGATTCATATACCTCAGGAAGGTATTGTTGTGCAAAATCATTTGCACCATTGTTAAATTGCAGGTAGTTACTAGGCAGCAATTGTTGTGCTTGCGACGGTATTAAACTACCAAATTGAGGAGTTAAACTCATAATTGTTTGTTTTTTTTAGTTAAATTTTTTTGTTTTGATTTTTAGTTTTGTAGAATCAGCACCTGAAATTGCTTTAACTTTTAATCCGTTTACAAATACATCTCCTTGAGTAGATCTAGCTTTAGTACTACTTAAGTTTTTTGAGCTATTTACAACGTCTTTAACTGCATCAGCTTTTCCTTGCTCATAAAAATGAGCGGCAATCTTATCTACATTATCTGCAGCATACATAGCTTTGTGATAACCATCAACATCTTTAACATTGCCTGATTCGTCAAGGAACTTCCCGACAAGGTTGTTAATATTTGATTGGCTTTCTGCAACTTTATCACGATTTTGAATGTTATACTTATAATTCTTTTCACCAACTTTAATATCGAAACCTTCGAAATTATTGCTAAAATGATTTTTAGTACTTTCTTTAAATTGTGCGTGTTGTTGCTTAGCTGTTTCTTGCTGCTTGTTATATCGGTTAAAAAAGTCCGTGGCTTTTTGTTGGTCTTGAGTAACGCCCGGTCTCAACTTGATCTCGTCGTAATATTTACTCTTTGTTTCCTCTAAATAGTTTTTGGCTTTTGCAACTTCTTCTTTAAACGCAATTCTTTTTTTGCGTGCATCTCTATCTTCGTCGATATCTTCATCAATAATAAAGTCTTCTAATAACATATCAATGTCTTCTCCTTCTAAATAAGGTTTTTCTTTTTTATAATACTCTTTAAGTAACGTAACTTCGTCAACTTTAGAGTAATCGGCGTTAAGCCTGGTATAGTCCTCTATTGTCCCACCTGTATCTTCCATAAAAGAAACTAGCTTTTCAATGTTTTCAGGTAAAGCTTTACCCAGAATTCTTTCGTCCTGTATTGCTTTTTCTACCTGAGCTTCAACTTTTTCAGTCTCTGTTACTTCTTTGATTGGAGAAAACCCTTCAACATCCTCGTCGGACTTTTGTACAGGTTCTCCCACCTCTGCGCTATCTCCGGATGGTTTTTCCACAGATACTTCCTTTGTTTCTCCGATTTGAATGGCATCTTCTTTTGGTATTACCACCTTAGTAACTTCCGGAGCTTCTTCTTTTAAAGGCTCTTTAATTGTAACCTTTATAGGCTCGTCGCTGGGTGTTGTTAATTTTTTTGGAGTTTTCTTTTTAATTTTAAACTCACCTTCCTGTTTAACAGGTTCATTTGTTTTTACTTCTTCTGACATAATATAATATAATTAAATAGTTATTGCTTCCTACATGAAAGCTTGCATTCCCGTTTCGGGTTGTTGTTCAAAGTTTATAGGTAAGCCATCGTTTTGTCTTTGACTTATTAGTTCACTTTGCTGTGAAGCTTCCATTTTACTTCGATTATCTTTACGATCTTCAATAGAACCTTCTTTTTGTTGTACCATTTGAACATCCATTTGTTTAAGTTGCATATCGTACTCAAATCTGGTTTGCATTTTTTGCGCTTCTAATTGCGCTGCAATTTCCATTCGCTGAATTTCCATTTGATTTTTAGATTGTTCAAATTGAACATTAGCTCCCATTAAAGCTTCTTGCTTTTGCACTTCAGCCATAGCTGTTTTCTCAGCAGTATCTGCTTGAGACTTTCCTTGCGCAGCAATGTTTGCTTGTTGATTAGCTTGTTCTTGTTTAGCTTTTTCTTTACGCTTTATTTTAAGCATTTGATTTGCTAGCTTAAGGTTTTTAATTTGCCTTAAATCAATAGCGTCCTCTAGATTAAGACTTCCTTGCTGTAAAGAAACTTGAATGTTATTTTCTAGTTGGGCTTCTTCTTCTTCGTCTGGTTCTAATTCTAAAAATATACCAAAGTCATGCAGGTTTAAATTAACTATCTCTTCTAAAGTTTTAATATTAAAAGTGGATATAGAATTTTGTAATGCGCTTTTAGTTAAAGGAAATTCTAACGCATCCGCTATTCTTAAAGAAACGTTTTCAGCTAATTTAAGAGTTATATAAAGCCCTGACTGGTTAATATGCCTAGTAGCTACATTAGAGGCGTTAGCGGCTATCTTTTGAAGCCCTACAAGCGTTTGCTTGTCTGGAGTACTGCCGTCTCTAGCTTCGTTAAGCCCTGTTACATCACGTATCATTTGTAAATAGTATTGATACGTTTGAATCAAAGAACTAATTTTAGCCTGACCGTTTGAACTATTAAGTTCTTGTATTGGAACTTTGCCAGCATTCATATCTCCATCTTGAGTAAGTGATCGGCCAACTATAGAACCTGTTTGGAAATACATATTTAATGCCTCTGCTGGATTATAGTTTGTTCCATTACCTAAATCAACTTCAGCTAATCCGTCCATATCTAAATATACACCATCTGGTACCATTCTAGACAGTACTTGCTGTAGCTTTAAATGTGTTAACTGAATCATATCAGCAAATCCAATACACTTGCTTACAAGTGATTCGATACGTCCTTTGTACATTCTTGGCGCACATAAAGCATAATTCATTTCTACCTTAGTTGTATCGGCTGTGGGTCTAGACATATTTTCTGCCAACTCCCACTTAACCATTTCATTTGAGCCTAAAACCTTAGCTCCTGTATATAGAACTTCAATAGATCTTGATACTCTTTCAAAGTTATCATTTTCCGGTGGGTTAAATGAATCAGGCTTTTCTAAAGCTTTCATCAATCCCTGTGGTGTTTCTTTTATTTTAAATACTTGATTGTGATAAGTCTTGTAATCAAAATATAAAACCTGGACTGTGTTTCGATCATAGTTACCCCAGCCGGTTATATATTGACTGTTACCAGGCATAGATTGAATTCTTTCTAATTCTTTTTCGCTAATATTTGGAAACTCTTTTTTAAGCTCAGGTATTGTTATAGATTTTACTTCACCTACATAATATACATCGTCAAAGTTTGGATCTTCAGTATAAGAATAAACAACATAAGCAGGATCTACATAATCAACTGTAATTCCTTCTGCTGCATTAAAGCTGGTTTTTGCTACTGCAATACCTAACACGGTTAAATCCATGTTTAATCTTTTCCTTGTTAAGTCATATTTATTTTGAGCAAGCACGCTAGATATAGCTTCTTCTTCAGCTATTTCAATTGACTGCTTATAACTTAATTGCATGTGTAATTCCAGTTCTTCTTTTGATTCAGGCACCACATCAATGTTCGGTGTTTGATACAAATTAATGCCTAATGTTTGTTGAAGACTATCTAAATATTCTTTAGCAACCATGTCTTCATAAAGCATGGAAGCATAATCAGTTCTTTTTCTTATAGAAGCAGGGTCTTGCGCGTATGCTTTTATATCATAAGCTTTAGCTGATATACCGTTAACTACTATGTCTACAAATTTAGATAAAATAGGCACAGGCTTCCAGTCTAAGTTTAAATAAGACAAATCACCATTAATAGATAACTCATCTTTGTACTTTTGTATTGACTGCTCACCTCTAGCATATAATCTTAATTGGTGAAATTGATTCCAACTAGTTAAATATCTATTACCGTTAGTTCGCCCTTGCCCAAACCATTCGTATTCTATGGCCTGCCCAACTTGCGTCCCGTATTTCAAGCTTGCTTTTTCCGCATCGCTAACTACTTGGCTTGGAAAAGCGCTATTGGTGTTAGTATATATACTCATTTAACTTATTATTTTTGATGTTGAACCTTTATTATCATATTTTTTAAAACCTAAGTCTAATGCTTTTGGTTTTTGTCTAGGCGCTCCTGGGGCATATCTATGTTTATTGCAGGCCATTAATGCAAGCCCTGAACTAATAGATGCGTCATGCTTTGTTCTATTATTAATATTAAATTTAGCCCAATCCTCTAAGGTTCTTTGGAAATATATATCTCCATATCCTGTTTCTTTTAAACCTACAAAGTCATTTATGTAAGTTTCAATTGCAGCTGCATGTGCTTGTTTTATATCTTCACTTGAATTAGGTATTCCGCCTAACTCTTTTTCTGTTACAGATAGCTTATTGTATTTTTTATCAGGTCTATTAATTGAATAGCCTCTATAGCCTCTACGTTTAAAATGATATAATAATCTTGGTTTATTGTTTTCTGCTAGTATCGGCATTCCGTAAAACACGCAAGCCATTAATACATCTTCAAAAAATATTTCAGCAGTTTGTGGTCTAGCTATGTATTCTAAAAAAAACATATTAGGCGGCACATCTTCCATTGAAAATTTAGTTAAACCGTGAAGAGATCCGTTGGATCCTCTGCCGTCAACAGTACCTGAAATATCGTATGGATCACAACCAAATGCTCCGCAATGCTCATTACCAGGATAATTAGTGCCATTTTTTATATATCTTTTATTTTGTAAGCTTTCAGGCGGAACCCAAGTAACTAAAAATCTGCCGCTTTTATTTGGCACAAATATTACTTTAGTATCTTTTTCTGCATTTTCCCATTGAAAACTTCCTTTAGTTACTTTAATTGAGTTTTTAAGATCTTCATTAAAATCTATTTGCTCATATATTTTTGTTAAGTTAAATAAAGATTGTTTGGATTCATCTCTAAACGCATGCTTAGTTGTGCGTGGAAACTGTCTGTAAAATTCATTTAAACTGTCTTGATCAGATTTTAAGCCCTCCACCTCATTATCCCAATATTCTATAACACCTTGTGTTATTTTTGTTCCATGAGGGTCTTCAACTCCTTTTTTGGGTGTATTGAATACAGGTAAGCCATAAGAATCAATGTATCCTTCGTAGTTCCATTCCATAGGTATGAACAAAGAATAGAGTCCTGAGCGAGTCTGTCCATTGGCGTTTCTTTGTGTAACATCTGAGTTGTCATAAAGCTTTTTAAAGTTTGCTCCTCCTTTGTCAAGTGAATTTGATGTTGATCCCATCATACACTTTCCAATAACTCTACTACCTAGTCTAAGGGTGGTTTTCGTAACACGCCAGTTGTTGAGGATGTTGTTGGGCCTTTCCCACTTCCCGCTCTCATCGTGGACGAGGAGCCTGAGCTTCTCCCCATCGTAGGCATTGTCGCCGGTATTCTTCCAGTCGATGGTTGTGTCAAGACCGGTAATTTCTTGTATTTTTTGATTGGCTTCCAGTTTTCTACGGGTAAATTTGGAGGCAGGGACTCTGTAGGCGAGCTCGGTCTTGGGCCTGTCCATACCGTCCTGGATCGGTTTGAAGAAGAATGGATAGTTAACGGATATTGGTACCACTTTATCTGTGAACATCTTCTTAGCATCGGCACCAGATTTGGACAGTATGCCGTACCGTGAATCCGTGGATATTGTAGCAAGGTTGACCGATTCAGCTGAGGACATAAATGAAAAGCCTGATCGACGGTTTTTAAGATAACACATTCCATAAGACCGTGTGTCTGATTTACAAGCTTCCCAGAAAATGTAGAATAATCTATTTGATTCCCTAAAGTCCGGTTGCCCGACGTCAATTTTACTCCACTGCAGGTACATATAATTAGTGCCAGTAATGTAAGTAGGAACACCTTTGCTAATAAACCAAAAACCTTCTTCGCGCCTTGTAAATTCTTTATCAATATAGTCATACCATTTTTCTTTAAAGTCTAACGGGTATTCTTCCCAATCAAACACAGATTTAATTTTATTTAGTTGCTTTGGGTACGGCGTATAAGTCCATCTGTCTTTTTCAAATTCAACAACATCTTTTTGCTTAGGTAAAGCAATTACAAGATTTTGTATTTCATATATTTCACCTATTTCACCTGTTTTGCTTATAACTATTAAGTCATGCTCTTCGTTATACCCATAATCCCATTTTTTATACCTATTCATTCTATTAAGAACTTTAGGCCTTACGTAGTCTTCTAAGACTTTATATAAAGTTTGCTTATACATTTTTAGATCTTCCCTCTGCAAAACCTTTAAAAGATTTTTCTTCTTTTACTTCTTTAGGTTTTTCATTTAATAAAGCTTCTTCAGCTTCTAATCTATTTAATATTTCAAAAGCATCAAATATAGCTAGCTTTTTTGTGGCTGCTGCATTTTTTAATCTATCTGCTGATACGTCATCATCTGAATCAACAATAGCTTCTTTAGCTACTTTGATTAGTTCCTCAACTGCTACTTGCCCAGCTTGGATTATATTCAACTTCGTTTCCTTGGTATTCATATTTAATTACAATATCATTAGATTTCATACAATATAAACGCTTGCCATCAATTAAAAATTCCCACTCACCGTTAGGTGTATAACCTACAAGGTCACCAGGATTAATACCGAGTGCTTTTAAAGAACTATTGCCGTATTTTAATATACCAATAAGGCTTTGCTCTTTATCTAGCGTTAAAGACTGATTGTCTTTTATTGGAGTTATAAAGCAGCGGTCATTAAATGAATGCCAACCCTCTTTATTTTTATATAAATAGATTTGATCTATAGCGCAAAAATGTAAGTCATTTTTAAACCAAGATCTACTTTTCTTTTTAATTCCTTTCATGTCATAGAATACTCTAAACACGTTTTGGTGTATAACAATTATATCACCTATTTCAATACCTGTACTTAAAGCTTTAGGCGTTTGAATTACTTTAGCTAATCTATTTACAAATTTAAAATCTTCAATTTTTGTATTTACAATTAACTCTTTATTTCCTACCTTAACTTTATTACTGTATTTTTCTCCTACTGGCTCTACAATAAAGTCGTATATACTTTTCAATACTCTAGATCATATTCAACAGAGATAGCCATGTTAGAGTTAAATTTCTTCCATGGCATAACCTCGTTGTTTTTTTTAATGTGAATATTATAAGAACCATCAGATTCATTTAATAAAATATGCGATATTTCATGCCCGCCATAAACTTGTTGGCCAACTGAATAGTGCATCGCATCAGTTTTATAATCAGAACCTATGCTGATTTTTCTTATATTATTTGTCATCTTCTTTTTCGATCTCAGTGTAAGAACCGTCTTTTAAGTTGATGTTTACTTGCCCATATTCTTTTTCTAGTTCTTCTTTAGTAGCGTCAATTTCTTTAGACAGCTTAGATATTTGACTGTGAACATTTTGCTTTTGAACATCTAGTACTCCTAGTGTTCTTAACCCTTCTGTTAATTTAGCTTGTTGATCTTGAACAGTTTTCAATTGCTCTTCAGTAATCATTGCTTTTACCATTTCTTTTACTTTACTCATAATTTGATTTTATTTAATTGTTTATATTAATATAGTTACTTATATATTAGTTATTTACATATAACAATATCAGCTTCTATTAGATCTCCGCTAAAGTCTGTTACATAATCTACAGCTATTGGCAATACGCTTCCAGCTACTACTTTAAATTCTACGCTTTGTGCTGCAACCGGTACACCTTGGTTAACTGCTGTTATTGTGGCTTTTGCTCCTCCTGCACCACCTCCAGCTTCGGTAACTGTAATTATATCACCTACATTATAACCTGATCCAGCAGCAACAATATCTAAAGATTGTATAACTCCGGCATTTTGTGTTATAGCTACTGTTAAGTCTTGAGCCATATTATTAGAGCATGTTGTAGCTGCCGTTACATCTGTGTAAGCAGCACCTCCAGATGTTAAGCTTAATGAACTAACAGAACTTAAACTAGTGCCTGCTGGTATAATATCTATTGACCCAGAATCTCCGCACCATATTAAAGAGCTGTTTAATAATGTTCCTAAATCACCTGTTTGATTTTCAAAAACCCAAGCCGGCTTACCGTCTGGAGTCCCTGTCTTGCCTACAGCTCGCATTGCTTTGCCGAATATTCCGGCTGTTATTGGATATTGTCCCATTTTTTATTTATTACTTATTGATTTATATTTCTCAAAACCACGTGAACCAAAATAGGCTACGTATACGGTTGTTAATAGTTGCTTTAATAATTCTATCCATTCCTGCTCTACAGTAAATGATATTTCATGATGACTATCAACCCATATAAAGGCTATAGCCATAAACGATAAGAATATAAGCGCCATAGGACGCGTATTTTTGCTTAACCATGAATCCGAAGTCATGTCCGATTCCCAACGTTTTGTTATTTGGTCTTCTGCATTAGCTGCGGCTTTTTCAACTATGACTTGAATTTCTTTTTTAATTTCAAGTTTTTCTTCGTCTGTAGTTGTTAGTTTATCGATAACGTCACCAACATCTTTGATAACGTTACCGCTTAACCATTCCCAAATTTTTTTCAAATTTTATTCTTTTTTTGTTAGTTCAATTATGCCGTGATAGTCACCGCTGAATTCACAGATAATAGTATCTTCGTTTTTTAACTTATACTTTATAATTACTCTATATCCATTTCTTGAATTATAACATTCTGTTGTAAAAGTATAATCGTCTTGATATAAAATAGTTTCTTTAATAAAGCTATCGTATTTAAAGCTAAAATCAAATACCTCTAATATAGCATAATCACTTGCTATAATTGTGGTTACATATGATGAAGTATTTGTAATCCACTCGCCTTCAAATTGTTTTTGTGCTTGAGTTGTTAAAAAAGTTAAAGCAAAGAATAATGTTGTAAATAATTTTTTCATAATATTAAATTTAATTGTTATATTAATATTATTACGTAAATTATAAATGTTTTAAAATTGCCCGCCTCTTGTATCGAAGTTTACTGAATAATCTGCATTACCCATTCTAATTCCCATTTGTCTCATTTTTTCTGCATTAAGACGTGCCATTGCTTCTTGATCTACCTGTTCGTTTCTATCAGGTAAAAATTCATTATTATAAGAATTATTAGATTGATCTGTTCTATATTGCAAATTATCTCTTACTCTTCCGCCAAAAAAGCTACCAGGTGAAATTAAATATTTTGTTCCCTCTGATCCTTCTCTTGTGCCAGCATATGTATTTGTATTTTTAAAAGTATCATTAATATTTGACTGTGCGCCAGCTAGAATTTCATTTGCTAGTTCAAAGTTTCCAGAACTTATAGCGTCTTGAATAGCATTAAATGCTTCATTTGAAGCACCTACTGCTTCACCTATACGCATTTCGTTTCCTTCATCTAAACCACCACCTATTCTATAATTTCTTCCCCTAGAGCCAACTGCTTGTGTAAAAGGATCATTCATTTCATCCGTTGGTCTAAACATTCTATTTGATACATTTCCAAATCCATCTTTGTGCATATAACCTCCCATGTAAGAATGAGCAGATGAATTAGGTCCGTAAAAATTTTGATCATTGTCTTTAGATAAACGACTATTGCCAATAAGCATAGCTGCTTGACCATCAACTCCTGCTGCTTCATCTCTACGGATTTGGTTGTTGTACCCTGGTGAATTCAAATCATAATACATAGGGTTTATTAAAGTAGGCATAGGAGATGCGTAATTACTTAAATAAGGTAACCTTTCTTGCAATTTTTTTTCTGCTTTAGATAAGCCTAATCTTTTTTGAGTTTTTGAATCAATTTTGCCCTTTTTGTTAGTGTTTGAATAAAAAGGCACAGCTACATCCCTTGCAGCGTAAGTGCCTCGCGGATCTACTTCAAGACCTCCGTCTTTTTTTTCAGCAACTCCTTGTTTTTTCCCGCCAAACTGATCTACTTCTCCGTAGTATTGTGAGTTACCTAAAGCACCCGCATAGTCTCCAAATGCTCGACCTGATGCTTCACCTCCTCTGCTATCCGTTGTGCCGGTAGCTCTATCATAAGCATCCTGCTCTAACTTAGCTGATATACCTTCATTAAATTTCTTAAAGTTTTGAGCTGTTGTTGGAGTTGCGGTTTGTTGCATCTTACCTAAACTCATTTTAGAATAATTAGGAACGTCTAATTTAAAGTTTTTAGCGCCCTCAATTGTTTTATCTATTTTTTCATTTAGCAATTTTTCGTCTAAATTAAACCTATGCCCTGGTTCATGCTTTTGAAAAGGGGATGATGTTGTAAGGGGATTTGGTATTTTAAATGCCATATTATGAGTTTTTATAAGCTTCGTTTTCCCAAGGCAAATTTTTTGCCCCTTCTTCCATATCAGCTCTTGAATATTTTTTACCCTTCCAATATACGTTGTCATCGTCATAATCTAAGTCACCACGTTTCATTTGATTTATATGAACCATTTCATGATTGATTACATCTTGACACTCCGAAGGATCTAAGTCTTTGTTTAATATTATAGTACCATTATTGTTGGCTTTACCCATAACACCGTCTTCCATAGGTACATTGTATACTGGAATATTGTCTGCCTTATACGGCGCGTTATTAAGTTTGAAAGCCATGTATTATTTTTTGTACGGAAATATTTTATTTAATACTCCTTTTCTGGCTTCACAACCGCAAGGGACGTTTAATCCCTTGCTCATTGTGTCCACCATTGTCTTGATACCAGTAGCTTTAGTAAACTTCTCTATGCTGTCTCCTAAACCTGTTGATTTCATAAATTACGTTGTTGAATAAACGCAAGTTAGAAATGGAGTGTAAGCCGCTTGAACCGTAATTGGTTGACGTCCTTGCAATCCTGTTTGAGCAGCTGGTACTTGTGCAGTTGTTAAAGGATATCCTACTGTAGATACAACCCCTCCTGGGTTTGCAATTATAGCGTCATTTACTACCTTAGCAAATGCTCCAGCTCCATCAGCTGAGTTTAATCCTGTAATCGTGTAAAGTGCAGTAGCTTGAGCTCCTGAGGGTCTTAAATTAATTACTACAGGTGTGTTTGCTGCGCCGATTGTTCCTTCAACAACGCTTTGAATTTGGTCGATTGGAATTAATACTTGTTCTTGTCCTGCTGTTGAGCAGACTACTTTTAAAAATTTTGCCATTTTTTTGTTTTGTTAGTGTTAGTGTTAGTGTTAGTGTTTGGCTGAGGTTTGTACAGTCCTCTCTGTTTTATTAGCTCATTTTAGAATCTGAAGAGTAAGCTCCTTTGCCTTTGCTCTTTTCCATTCCTTTTGATTCGTCTCTACGATCTCCTAAAGATTGAGATTTTTTACCGTTTTTTGCTCCTAAAGATTCGTCTAATTTAGCATTATAACCTTGCTTATAAACGGCTGAGTTATTCATTTCAGCAGGTGAAGCTTCAATAGCTTTTTGAAGCGCTTCTGGTAAATTTTTTTGACCTCCTATTAATTCTTTCTCCACAGGAGATTCCATTTTAGGTTGCATGCCAGAATGAGCTTTACCCATAGATATTGGGCTTACATGCTTTGACATCCATGATCCCCCACTAGCCATTTTAGCTACTGGGTTATCTTTTAATAAGTTTGATTTTTCTTGTTTGTTAGATTCCATAATTATTTTTAATTTTTATTTTTAATCGAACTCGTCGTAAATTCTTTTATCTTCTTTTACTTTTTTTATTTTACCTTCTGTTTTAGTCATAGCATGCTTGTGAGGCATTACGTGCTTCGCGGGTGATCCGTGCTTTTTCTCGTCGTACTTTAAATCGCCAGCTAATTTTGAAATATGCTTTTCATCAGCTGTCATATTTTCGTCGCTATGACCGTGTTTATTGTCATAGTCCACATCTTCTTTAAGATATTTCATATGTGCTTCGTCGTCTTTTTTAGTGTCACTCATATTAGAGTCTGTAACTTTTGACCACTTTGCGTTTCCGCTGTATTCTCCGT